AGATCAGCAAGGGGGATGATATCGCCATTTACCGGGGTACCGACACCCTGGAAGAACCGGTGGCCGTAGTGGAAGCCGGTGCCACGGATATAGATTACCAGACGGACGGGCAGTACCAGCTTTCCGCAGGTGCGGCTAAGATAGCCGGTGTTACCGGTGGAAGTCATGGATCGGTAATTACCCTTATGGGATGTTCGGGCGTTGCGCCCACAGTGGAGACGGGCGGTAATTTCCTTCTGAAAGGTGGTAAGACGTTTACCGCTTCCGAAGGTTCCCAACTGACGTTGCGGGCGTTTAACGACGGTTCGGAGGCTATGAAATGGATTGAACAAAGCCGTTATGAGGCGTAAGTAAACGGCTTTCATATAATTCAAAGGGTGACCGGCAGCACATGCCCGGCCACCCTTTGTCCTTTTTAGGGTAATTGCCCCTTTTTTCCTTTGTATCATCAAATTTTTATATAGTATGAAACAGGAAATTATTACCTATCTGGCCGGTCCGCGTAACTTCATTCAGGGCGTGGAACTGTACGAGAAATACGGTATCAACCGTATGTTAAAGAAGTCATTCCGCCGGCAGGGAGAAACGGAAACGATGAAGGCCATTCTTTTAGAGGAACTACGGAAGTTGGCCGGGCTTTCCGAACGTGAGTTTAAGACGATCCGGCGCAACTCCAAACAGCCGGCCGCGGTAAAAATGGAACCCGTCCGGGAGGAAACACCCAAAACGCCGGTAAAATACAGCGATGATTTGTTGCTGGAACTTGCCGAATCTTTCGGTGTCAGCGTGGAAGAACTCGTTTCGTCCGATTTCCGGGATAAGGTTCTTTCCATGGATGAAAATGCCGACCGTGTGGAAGAACTGGAAGAGGAACTGGATCAGGCGGAGAAACGATACAAGGCAGCTCCGGAAACCGTAACCAAAATGATACGTTTCCGCGAGAAATTTACCTTCCTGAACTCTCCGGATTGTCCCGACATTCTGAAAATACTTGTTTCCGACATGTTCACCGCATACGGGAAGTATAAGGAAGCTTTCGCCCGCCTGGAAGCTACGCCGGATGATGTCAGTTCACTTTCTACAGCACAGGAAGCGCAGGCGGTTGTGGAAAACTTCATCGCTAACCGCGATATGTGGGACGAACTGGAATATTACCGGGAAAACGGAAAGATTCTGGGTAAATGTGAGAAGGTAAAAAGTTTGTCCGTCCGTAAGGGCGTCGAGAACCTTTCGGATATCGACATACAAAAGGCACTGAATAACGCCCGCGCCAACCTTTCAAAGAATAAGGCGAAACTGGAACAGGCCGGGGATGATGAGAAGAAGAAAACGAGTGCCCTTGCATTGATCCAGAAGTGGGAAACTACACAGAAGGCCATAGAGGAAGAAATCGAGGCGCGAAAAAAAAAGTAATTGAACTTATTGCCAGTTTGACAGGGAAACGGCAACGGATCACAAAGAACCTGGGCCGTTTCTCTCATCCTTGCGACCGCTCGGAGCTGGGGCACCAGCTCAAGACACTAACCCTCCGGATAGAAAAAGAAGAAAGCCGGCTTAAACAACTTTCCAATGATTACAAACAAAATTTATAACGAGGACTGCCTGGAGGCGTTGAAACGTGTTCCGGACAATTCCGTAGATTGTATAATAACCGATCCGCCTTATTTCCTGGGAATGACACACAACGGGCAGAAAGGCAGCTTTAAAGATTTGTCTATCTGTAAACCCTTTTACCGGGATTTGTTCCTGGAGTTTAACCGGGTAAAGAAACCCGGTGCTTGTGTGTACTTTTTTACGGACTGGCGTGGGTATGCTTTTTATTATCCGTTGTTTGACTTGTATTTAGGTGCGTCAAACATGATCGTCTGGAACAAACAGTCGGGCCCGGGTAATCATTACGCCTTTATACATGAACTTATTTTGTTTCATTGCGGAAAGGGTGTTTCTATCGGTGCCACAAACATAATAGATAATATCCGGTCTTTTGCTTCCGGTGCGAAACTGGTAGAAGGTGAAAAGGTTCATCCCACACAGAAACCGGTGGCGTTGATCCGTAAACTGATTGAAGACAGTACAAAGCCCGGCGATCTGATCCTGGACACTTTCGGCGGTTCCGGTACTACAGCCGTGGCAGCCATTGAAAGCGGCCGGAACTTTGTATTAATGGAACAGGACGAAATTTATTATTTCACGGCACAGAAACGAATAAAAGATGCGTATGAACGATTTAACGGTGGTGGATAGTATTTATCTGGATGCGCAGCAAAAGGAGGATGTACGGCGTTTGTCTTCTTTAGGGTATTCGCCGAAAGACATATCCGTTTCCCTGGGGCTTTCTCTGGAGGATGCCGGGCTTTTTGTCCGGGATGCGGAAACGGTAGGAACTTCCGTTAACTTCCTGATCCGGGAAGGGATTCTGGTAGCACGTGCCGCCCCTGAAATAAAACTCCATGAAGCGGCGGAAGGCGGAAACGTGGAAGCTATAAAACAGCTGGAGGTCGTACGGAAAAGACATACTTTTGAACGTTTAATCGAACAAATGGATGACGACGAATTTAATTAAGCCCTCACGAATAGACTTTGACAAGGTGGATATCAACCAGATTCAAAGGATTCTTTCTACCGGTACGCTGGAAGCCCTCGCGCCCGATGAAAGGGAATATTACAGCCTTATGGAAATGGTACGGGGCCTTCGTGCCCGTATGCGTATAAATGGTAAGTTGGTGACAAAGGCCGGCATCATCCGCCTTTTGAAGTCGGAACCTTACGGGCTTTCGGACTGGATGGCCCGCCAGGTGTACGCTGACAGTCTCAATTTCTTTTATACGCAGGATAACGTACGCCCGCAGGCTTTCGCCAACCTGTATGCGGAAAAGGCCGAAAACTGGGCGAATACCGTCTTTCTTATGGGAAATGTGAAGGAGGCTAAGAACCTGCTGAAACTGGCGGCGGAACTTCGCGGATGTTATAAGGATCAACAGGCCGAAATACCGGAGGAACTGCTTTCACAGAAAAGCACGGTTATTTATACTACCAGCCGTAAGGATCTGGGTGTTCCTGAAATCGACCGTAAGGAACTGGAAGAGTTTATCGACGCGATCCCGGAAATTCCTGTTATTGTACGTGATAATATAAAAGAGGACGCGCGTATTAAAGCTTTTGACCTGAAAAAACGTATGTTGTATGATATCAAAGAGTTCGGGGAAGACAACGAAGGTGAGTAACGCCGATGATGTGGAAATCAAATACGGCCATATAATCCAGGTTCTGACGGACTGGATCGATACTACTATTCTTGTATCTGTTGACGGGCGCGGTACGGCCAAATCGACCGTTATACAAGCCAGACGTTCCGCCCGTTGTGTGGAAGAAATGCCCGGCGGTGCGTTCGCTTTTGTTGCCAATACCTACAGTAATCTGGAAGATAATATAATGCCGGCCGTTCAGAAGGGCTGGCAGCTTATGGGCCTGATCGAAGGGGTACACTATGTAAAAGATACCCGCCCGCCTGAATCCTGGCGGCGTAAATGTTCGGTTATTGTAGATGATTACAAGCATGTTTACAGCTTCTGGAACGGATGCGTTATTTTTATGGGATCACTGGATAACCCTTCACTGCTTGCCGGAAAGTCTGTAATACATCTGTTTTATGATGAAGCGAAGTACGACAAGGAAATGAAAGTAAACCGCGCTATGCCTATTCTTCGCGGTGATGCGATCACTTACGGACATTCCCATTTGTTCCTGGGGATAACCATTACTACCGATATGCCGGATATCGACGAAAACGAGTACGACTGGTTTTTCCGGTATGTCAAGCAAATGGACCCGGAACGGATCATTAAAATAGTACAGGCGGCAAGTATGCGTAATGACTTGATAATTTCCCTTTTACGGGAACAAAGAAAGAACAAGCCTTCCCCCTTGAAACTGAAACGTTTGAAACGGGATATTGAATATTACGACCGGGCTTTGTTGAAGTTGAGAAAAGGACAAACGTTCTTTCTTAACGCTTCTTCATTCGCTAATGTTGAGATACTTACGATAGAGTATTTAAGGCGGTTGTATAATGGTACGCTGGAGCTTCACGAATTTAAAAAGTCGGTGGTGGGTATGCGTCCCGGTCTTCGCAGGGATTTACGTTTCTATGTGTTGTTTGGTGAAGGACATAAGTATTATAACGGTACCGCTTCCGGGGAAGCCGCTTACAGTTCGCGGGAACTCCGGTACCTGCACCATGATAAAACGATTGAAGGCGGTATGGACTTCGGTAATATGCTTTCTTTGGTGATCGGTCAGGCGGACGGTGCTTATTACCGGGTACATAAGAACTTTTTTGAGATACCGCCGGGCTGGTTCCGGGAGATCGCCGACCAGTTCCTCACCTTCTTCCAGAACCACGAATACAAAGAACTGGATTTGTACTATGACCGTGCAGGTAATAACTTTGAGAAACAGAAGGAGGATTACGCGGGTAAGATCAAAGACGCCATAGAAAAAGACGGCAGCGGAAACCGTACCGGCTGGATCGTAAACCTAAAGAGCCGCAAACAGGCAGTTATCCGGCAGGATGCGGAATACGACTTCATGCAGGAGATTATGGGCGGTACCAACAAGAACCTGCCTATCCTTTTGGTTGATGCGGTGAACTGTAAAGAAATGGTTAGTTCCGTAGAAAAGGCAAAGGCTGAAATCAAATACCGGGGTAATTCTAAAGTAGTGTTCAAAGTGAAGAAGTCCGAAAAGCTGGCACCGAAAAAACTACCGATGTTATCCACCAATTTCTCCGACGCTTTCAAATACTTACTGATGCGCCCCGGCTGGATAGCTTTAGTACGAGGCAAGCGGACGCTGCAGGCCGACTCGTTTGTGGATCAATGGATAGAGAACAGGCATAAAAGGTAATTGCCTTGTAACGCTGGAAAATCGGTTTTCCGGCGTTTTTTGTGTTACCAGGTTACGGGTACCCCTCCCAGAGGTCATATTTCACCTTTTAGGGGGAGGGCAACTGCTTTCCGACTTCTGAGCGGCTCGGTCTTCGGAAGGTGTCATTTTTTTAGTTTTTGAATTTTTTTTCGGCTTTTGACTGTTTTTCAGTCGTTTATCTGCATTTAGACCAAAATTTTACGCGAAAAAGTGCGTTTTTTATGTGTTTTTACTCGTTTTTTGCCCGTTTCTGGGTGAGTTACCGTGTGTTTTTGGGCGGTTGCCTTTCATTTTTGGGGATTATATTCTTTATAAATGTACATATTTAAGTATTTTTGCAATCGTCAAAATTACACTGCATATAACCGTCAGAACTTACGGGTGGTACAGATGAAAGTATACACTAATTTTAAGTTACTGATATGAAGAAATTATTATTAATTACCGTGTTGGCTATTTTAGTAGTAGCAGCTACAGCACAAGAAACTCGAAAAACGTTTTGTGAAATTGTTGGTACAGGGAAAGTCTTAAGTTCTAAAGTCAAAATACAAATAGACTTCGGGCAAAAAACATCTTATTTCGGAAAATACAAAACGTTTATGGTAGATGAATCCGGGAAGAAAATTGAATTTAATTCTATGGTAGACGCCATGAATTATTTAGCAAAATTTCGGTGGAAATTTGAGCAGGCGTATGTTGTTACAAATGAGAGCACGAATCAAAATGTATATCATTGGTTATTAAGTAAAGATATAGTTTCTGATGATGAAATACGAGAAGGAATTATAACACAAAAAGATTTTGAAGACATGGAGAAAGCGGCCATGGAAGATAAAGAGAATAAAAATGAAGAGGTTGAAAAGAAAGTTCCTTTATTTATGCGAAATATGAAAAAGGAAAGTGATGAAGAGGGTGAAACTCAAAAGAGATATGAACCATAAGAATAGATTAACGCTCGCCAATTCTGGCGGGCGTTTTTGTTACGAAGTAACGAATTACAGAGTCGATAAATTTTCTTTTTCTGATAAACTTTTATTAACGTTTTTTTTTTTTTTGTTCAGATTTTAATACCGACATTTGCCCCTGTCAAAAACATACTGTTAATATAGTTCCGTGAGTCATGGATATTGGCTCAAATAAACAATGGGCTTTTTTTATGCCCGATTGATATTTATATAATATAAGGCGGTTGCCTTTCCCTATACTATTACCCGGCTTTTCGGACGGTTAGCAGTGTGTTTTTGACAGAACAGGGAAATGGTAGCCGCCTTTCTCATTTTAAAATAGTCAAAAACACACTGTTATGAAAAATGAATTTCAATCCGGTACAAGCTATGTACCTTCGTTCCGTACTGGTAGCACGGACGTAAACACGATCCAACATCGTTATTTTCAGGAACTGGAAAAAGATTGTTCCGCAAACTCGGCTTCCGATGCTTATTACTTATCTGCTATTGCCTGGTTCTGTCTAACCTTTATCTTTCCGCCGGCTGTTATCGGTGCAGTTGTTTGTGTGTACCGGGCAAAGAAGGTACAGAAAGGAGGTCGAAAATGACATCTTATTTTATAGAGCTTAACGAATATAAGCCACAGAACCGAAAATGTGCTGAAATGGCAGAGTTTGCAAACCAGTTTGGTAATACGCTTTGCCCTGATAAAATTTCCTTTGATGCTTTTAAAACTGAACTGGAAGCAAAGGTAAAGGAGCTGAACGAGAAATACCCTAAAACAATGCCGCTGAAAATATCTTCCGGTAGCGGGTTTATTCATATAGATCAGGACACTAAAACACATAATAACGGCTGTGACAAGCCTGTAGCCTATTTTTTCATTTACCGGGTTAAAAGAATATATAGGTTTTCAGAGCGTCCCCAGATAGAAAAGAAAGGAGGTGCCGAATGATATATACTGAATATCAGCAAGTGTTACTTACTCAATTACAAAACAATGATAAAAGGATTGAGGAAATAAAGAAGGAAAAGGAAGAAATACAGGAAATGTTTCTACAAGAAAGTAAATTTAAACCGGGTGATCTGATACAGATTGATTATAAAATAAGCAATGCTACTTTTAAAGTTCGTGGCTGGATTTTCCGGATTACATTCTGGAGGAATCGCCCGTATTATCACCTGAATTTACCCAAGAAAGACGGTTCCCGCGGATTAAGGGTTAAAAGTGTATGCGACGGGGTACTGGAAAGTATAACAAGTATTTCACATATTAAATTAGAAGACTTAAAAGGAGGTGCCAAATGAATACAAATAATCCTGATATCCTATTTTTCGTTAGACGTGAATACGGCGCGCCTTCCATTGAATTAAGAGCCTATAAGGTGGAGAAGGTTAACAATGAGTTTGCTTTCCTTGAACTTGAACGTTTGCGGTTGGTTGTTTTCTCCGGTGATTTTCAGTCTGTATCACTTCATCACGAGTACGGTAAAAACAACTGTCTGTATAATAGTGTCAATAATATACCGGATTTGATGAAAGACATGAAGAGGTGGCAGTTATCGCCCATTGACAGACGTAATTACGAACGGTTTAGGAAAGTCGCCCTCGGGATATACCGGCAGGCCGGAATAATTGATTTCACTACCTTAGAGACTACACCGATTAAAAACGTTTAATGAAAGATTTGTTATGAAAGATATAGAAGTAAACGGCGCACATATAACAGATGAAAGTGCCGAGATTTTGACACAGTGGCAAACTAAGACGGAACCGGTTTCCGCTTGTTACATCGAAGTTATTGAGGACCTAATCGATTTCCTAATAGAGAAAGGAGATGAAAGTACACCAACAAATGAGGTGTTAAGAAGGATTCAATTATTACGTATGATGAAAAAAGACATCGAAAAGTTGTCTAATCCTTAATATTAACAATTTAGCATACCGGCTGAAAAGGCAGCCGTTGGGTTTAAGTCCCAGGTTAGGGTTTGTTTGTGCCGGGGTGGTTCCCGGCACTCTTTTTTATGTCCTTTTCGTCCGTTTCCGTTCTTCCCACCTTTGCAGTAACCAATGATTCAAATTATGAAAATAGGAACGGACAAATGGAAGCATTTCGGAATTAATTACGCTATATGTGCCCTGTTGGGTGATTATGGTGTTCCCTTTGCCCTGGGTGCTTCACTGGGTAAGGAATACGGGGATGAAATGTCCCCCTGTAATAAATGGGACTGGAAGGATATTCTGGCAGACCTGGCCGGGATCGTGGCGGGTTATTTGACGCATGTATGTATCGTCCGGACTATAATGTAACATTTTCAACTCTACTAATATGACGGAAACGATAATTACAGCGATTATTACAGCTCTTTGCACGGGTGGCCTGACTTGGTTATTCACTCTCCGGTATACCCGTAAACAGGCGGAAGCTGACGCCATGAAGTCAGTACAGGAGGTTTACCAGGAACTGATTGAGGATATGAAGAATGACCGTAAGGAATTGAAACAGCGGATCGACGATGTAGAGAGCCAGTACCGGGAACTCCAGCAGAAATGTAACGAAATGGAAAAGGATATCAGGCAGAACGCCCGCGTAATGGATATCATGAAACCGTTTCTTTGCGGGGTGAAAAATTGCCTGAACCGTAAATCTATCACTTTCGACACTAATAACTAAAATCAATTATGAGACATGGAATCGTACACCTACTTATTCTTATTTGTTTTGCAGCTTGTTTTTACGGTTGTCGTTCTCCTCGCTCTGTTACACGAAAAACGGTTACAGAAGCAACTGGAGAAGAAAAACAAACAACTACTGACGGAGTTATTGAACTTGCGCGGAGAGATTCGAGCCATGAGGAGCACGTACTTGACGTTTACCGGGAAGATAGTACGCATATCCGTATCGACTACGACAGCCTCGGAAGAATTAAAGAAATTGATTTCAGTAACCGAAAAACTGAAAAAAGAACTGGAAAGAATCAAAGCAGTTCCCTCCGGGATCATAAGGAAACTACCAGTCAAACGGAAACAGCCGTTACCCGTAAATCCGACGTTAAGCAACAAAGCCAGGAAAAAGAAAAGACTACAAACGGGTGTAGCCTATGGACGTTCCTAAAATTCATGTTTTTCTTTCTATCCTTCTGCTTGGTACATGATAACTGGGCCAGTATTAAAAACTTTATCCGCCGGCTATGGAAAAAATAAACCTTTATGTAGCGGTAGAACAGATGAAGCGGATTACCATTTCCGGGGGTACCTTTTCTATCAAGTTCCGGAAATGGAACCGTCAGACGCGGGACGGCGGCGACATGGTGATACTTACTGCCGCCCGTTTGAGGAAAAAGGCGACGGATGAAAGCATCGAAAATTCAAGCTATAAACTATTCCTGACGGACACCACAACGGGCCGGCCGCTGAATTGCTGGGAATGTCTGGTAATGGAGTTCAACGGGAAAAGAATAACGATTTAAGATTATGGAAATAAGACGAAGTGGCAACTTTGGAATTATAGATACCGGCACCGACAAGGGTTTGATCTCCTTTTCTATCGGTGGCCGCGGTAAAGGTTGGGAACCTTCCAGCATCCAGTTAAACCGGCGGGGGGCTTTCTTTTCGCGAAAGATCAGCGTAAACGGTACCTTTATCGTTCCCATGGGTGACAATAACGACATGCCGGGCGAGGTCATGCGTTTACTGGATAAATTCTACGCCGGTGAAGGCATTATGGGTAAAATAGCCGGTTTACAGTGGGGAGAAGGCCCGCGGCTGTATGAGGATGCGATCGACGAAGAGAATAACCGTTTTTACCGGCGTTGGAAACTCGATCCGGAAATAACCGCCGACCTGGAGTCGTGGGATTACACGACGGTTCTTCACCGCTCACTCGTAGACTTAACACACATGCAGGGCTTTTTTATAAAGTTTGTCCGGAACCGTGCGCCGCGTGTGGGCAATCCCGGGCGTTTGGTTCGGCTGGAACATATTCCCTATCAGAAAGCCCGCCTGGTATATCCTCCCGACGGAGAGGATGAACCGCAGGAAGTACTTGTGGGCGACTTTCCTTATCCTGATCCGGCTTATACTTACCGTTACCCGGTCTTTGATCCGGCCCACCCGTTCAAATATCCGGTTTCCGTGAAATACTATAATATCTATTCCTTTTGCAAGGATTTCATGAGTACGCCGCGTTTTCTGGGTGCGCTTGACTGGTTGGAGCTTGCCGGCGGTCTGGCCGCTATCCTGATCGCCTATAACGAAAACGCTTCGGCTATTTCCCTGCATATCGAATCGCCGCAGTCTTACTGGGACCGTGCGGAAGCACGTATTAAACAGGTTTGCGACCGTACGGGCGAAAAATATACAGCCCAAATGCTGGAAGATTTTAAGGACGAAGCTATGGAGAAATTCGCCTCCAACATTACAGGAAGGCAGAACGCCGGGAAATACATGCACACGACTAAATTCTGGAATCCGGAAGCGAATAACTTTGAGGGCTGGACGGTGGAGCCGCTGGATAAGAAGATAAAGGATTATGTGGACGCCCAAATTAAGATATCCAACAAGGCGGACGCTGCTGCCACTTCCGGCTTCGGTCTTGATCCGGTACTTTCAAACCTGATTATAGAAAACAAGCTTTCCTCCGGATCGGAGAAATTATACAGCCTGAAAGTGTATAACGCTTCTGAAACGGCTATTCCGGACATGATCCTTTGTAAGCCG